GAACAGTTTGGATTCCGTGTGCCGGTGGTGATAGACAAGGACAATGTCATCGTCTGCGGGCATACTAGGTACAAGGCGGCACAGAAGCTACACCTTGCATCTATTCCGTGCGTGGTGGCTGATGATTTGACGGATGAGCAGATAAAAGCATACCGACTGGCAGATAACAAGGTTGGCGAGGATTCTGAGTGGGATATGGATTTACTACACGGAGAACTTGCGGATATTATCGACATTGACATGACAGATTTCGGATTTGATGTTCCCGATTTGGAAAAAGAGCCGGAAGAGCCGGAGTATTATGGTGCAGAGCGTGAGCGCACGTTTAAAGCGTACAATTTGTACGATGTGGATGGTAGAAGATTGACGGATTACTGGCAGATGCCTGTGCTCAAGAAGTGTAAGCACATTCCCGCTGACATGATAAGCTTTAATTATGCAAAGACTTCTCAGGCATTTGAAAAAGGCATTCACTTTTACATTGACGATTACCAGTTTGAGCGTATATGGAATGCACCACATGATTACATGGACATTCTTAAGCAATTTGACTGTGTTCTTACACCTGACTTCTCTTTGTATACCGAGATGCCACTGCCGATGCAGATGTGGAACGTATACCGCAGCAAGCTGATAGGACAGATTATGCAGGACTACGGCATGAACGTGATACCTACACTGCAATGGTGCGGGGAAAACTCCTTTGACTTTGCTTTTGACGGAATAGAGCCGGGTGGTACGGTATCTGTATCCACTATCGGGGTAAAGTGTGACGAGGAAGCAAGCAAGATATGGGTAGCCGGTATGGATGCGGCTATGGAGCGTTTGAAACCGTCAGCAGTAGTTGTGTATGGCGGTGACATTGGATATGATTTTGGTGATTGCAAGGTGGTCTATATTAAGAACCACAACGCTGAAAGGATAAGTAATGGGCGGTAGAGGTGCTTCTGCTGATTTATCATATCAAGGGAATAAAGGTTATGCAAAAGCACAAGGAACAGGAATAACTCTTGATAGAATGTATTCCAACCTTGGTAAACTATCTGATAACAGCCGGAAAGACAGTTATGATTTAGATGTAATAGAAAAAGCAATGAATAACCCGGATTACAAGATAACAATATATAGAGCTACACCGGGAAATCAAATAAATAATGGCGACTGGGTTTTTATAAATCCACAAAAAGCAGAAAAATGGACTAAAACCGCATTTGGCACACCAAAAAAGGGATTTAAGGTTGTAAAAAAAGTAGTATCCGCTAAAGAAATAGATTGGACTGGTAAAAATCTTGAATTTATGTATAAAAAGAAAAGGAAAAAATAATATGTATAATTTGCAATTCTTTGGTGGCAGGGGTGCCAGCGCAGGGACAACCGGCGGAAGAAAAGCCAAATTAGGTGATTTTTTTAAACCTAAAGGCAATAATACTGATTCTCTTGATTCTGAAAAGATAAAAAGAGCAAATAACGCATCTGTAATGGATATGGGAGATATAATCAATCGTACATATCAGAGGGGAAAAGAAGAAATTTCTACAATGGAGTTTTCCGATGAAGAGAAAAAAGATGCTGTATTAAAACTCAAGGAATTATCAAATAATGCTTTAGACAGTGCGGCGAAAGCTGTTAATCCTTATGTATCTGGTAGATCAAGATTAAGCAGATCACAAATGACTGGTAGTGCGGCAGATAAAGCATCATCTGATAGAGGTAAAATAGATAGTTACATGAACAGCCTGAGGCAAAGATCTAAAGAGAATGCAAAGAAAAAAGCAAACGTCAGATTAGCACAGCAATTACAAAGAGCGCAAGCAGAGGGAAGAATGGAAATAACGATAAATGGAAAGCGTTATTATAGAAAATCAAAACGTGGTAGTAATTGGTATGCATAAATAAGGGGTGAGTAACTATTGGCAAATGAGCAGAACTTAATACCTGGCGGATATAAGCTATCAGTCGAAGAACAGTCGATGGGCGGTAAGCGGTCGGGAGAGGTCAGAAGACAGAAAAAGACCATGTCTGCTCTTGCAACGATGATGGTCAATGCACAGCTTCAAGGCAAGACCAAAGATACTATTAAAAAGCAATTCGGCTTGTCTGATGACGATGATATTACCATTGCCAGTGCCATGATGGCGGGGCAGATGCAGTCCGCCATGAAAGGTGACAGCAAGGCTTTTAATGCTATCTCTGCTCTTATCAAAGAGCAGGAAGACAAAGAAGCCAAAGCAGAAGCAGAACGCATTGCAAAGCTTAATCAGCATTACCATTTAGACCTTGACATGATCCCCGACAGCTTCCATGCGGTGATCCGTGACATCCGCAACGAGAAGCACCAGGAATATGTATTCAAGGGTGGACGAGGTGGTACAAAGTCCTCTGACATTGCACAGATCATCATTGAGTTGATGAGAAACAACCATGATGTCCATGCTGTGGTATGCCGTAAGGTCGGCAACACTCTGAAAGATTCCGTATACAGTAAAATAAAGTGGGCTATTGGTAAACAAGGATTCACCGAGGAATTTGATGCACACAAGTCACCACTGGAGATCACTCTTAAAGCCACTGGCCAGAAGATATACTTCCGTGGTGCGGACGAGCCGGAGAAGATTAAGTCTATCTCCCCGGAGTTTGGATATATTGCTATTCTGTGGTTTGAGGAATTGGATCAGTTCGCAGGACCCGAAGAAATCCGTAACATTACCCAGTCTGCCATCCGTGGCGGTAACAAAGCGTGGATATTTAAGTCATTCAATCCACCCAAGACTGCGAATAACTGGGCAAATAAATATGTCTTAGAGCCCAAGGACAACATGATCGTGCACCACTCCACCTACTTAGATGTGCCCCCGGAATGGTTGGGGCAACCGTTCATTGACGAAGCGGAGCATCTGAAAGAGTTAAACCCGGATGCATACGACAATGAGTACATGGGAATTGCAAACGGAAACGGTGGCAACGTGTTTGAATATTTGGAGATCAGGGAAATCAAAGACGAAGAGATTCGCACGTTTGATAGAATCTATCAGGGACAGGACTGGGGATGGTTCCCGGATCCGGCAGCGTTCATTCGGCTGGCATACAATCCGGCACAGGAATGCATATACATGATAGATGAGCATTATGTCAATAAGACAACAAATGCAGACAATGCAAAGTGGATCATTAACAAAGGGTACAATGATTATGCGATCACTTGTGATTCTGCGGAGAAAAAATCTACCAACGATTACAAAGATGCCGGTCTCCCTGCCAAGAATGCAATCAAAGGTCCTGGCTCTGTGGAATACGGCATGAAGTGGTTGCAAGGGCGCAAGATTGTAATTGACCCACGAAGGACACCGAATGCATACAAGGAATTTACGGAATATGAATACGATCGGGATAAGGACGGAGAAATAATCAGCGGTTATCCCGATGAGAATAACCATTTGATAGATGCAACGAGATATGCTCTTGAAAGATTCTGCAACAAGCGAGGTACGAGCGCATAATGGGACTGATTCAGACTATAAAAGGATGGGTAAATATGCTGTTAAAGAGAAAAGCGGAAGATGAATTCCTGGTGGATGCCATCAACACAGATAAGATGGACAAATTTATCAGGCAGTGTGTGCAGATTTATCAGGGTAAACCGGAATGGTTGGATGAAAAAGACCATGTCAAGACTATCAACTTTGCGAAGTCTATCTGCTCCGAGGTTGCACGACTGGCCACTCTTGCCATCGGAATCACGGTTGATGGCTCTGCGCGGGCAGACTGGTTGCAACAGCAGATTGAGAATGTGTATTTTAATCTCCGGCACTGGGTAGAATACGGCTGCGTGTACGGCACAGTGATCCTTAAGCCAAACGGCACAGGAATTGACCTGTTCACACCGGACAGATTCTTGGTGACGAAATGCGTAAATGATAAAATAACTGGTGTTATCTTCTACTTTTCCGAAAAAGTTAAAAAAGATCTGTGGTACACCCGACTGGAATATCACAGATTTGCCGATGATGGCTCTTATATGATTGACAACGTGTGCTATGAGGGAAAAAGCAAGGATGATACATACAAAAAGGTTGATATCTCCGAGACACCGTGGAATGGATTGCTTGAAAGTGCTGTGATAGGTGGGATAGAACAGCCTTTGTATGGTGTTCTGCGCACTCCGCAGGCGAATAACATTGACATCAGCAGTCCTCTGTCCATGCCTGTCTTCGCGGAAGCCATCGAGGAACTGAAAGACCTTGATATTGCTTACAGCCGAAACAGCAAGGAGATCGTGGACAGCAAGCGCACAGTGTTGATGGATGCTGACAAACTGTTCCCGTTCCAGGCTTCAGAGCTGTTTAGACTTGATCCCACCATTGCCGCAGGCAGGATGAAAGAAAAGATGGGGATGCCGGATTATGTCAAGGTGGTAGAGGGCAACGGATCAGATGACTTCTACCAGGAGATCAATCCTACCTTACAGACACAGGCCAGACTTGATGGAATTAATGCTATTCTGTCACAGATCGGATATAAGATTGGCTTCAGTAATGGATATTTCGTATTCAATCAGAAAACTGGCATGGTTACCGCCACGCAGGTAGAATCAGATGACCGCAGGACAATCCAGTTTATCAAGGATGTCCGGGACAAATTAGAGGACTGTTTGGATGATACCATCTATGCACTGGATGTAATGGCTACCTTGTACGGACTGGCTCCGGCAGGAACATATGAAGTGACATATGACTTCGGAGATATTACATATAATCGAGAAGAAGACCGCCTTCGGTGGTGGCAATATGTTCAAGCGGGTAAGGTCCCGGCATGGATGTTTTTTAAAAAATTTGAGGGTATGAGCGAAGAAGAAGCCAAAGCTATGGTGGATGAAGCCCAGCCCAAGGAAGAAATGCTGTTTCCAGAGTAACTTGATTGCTCTTTTACCATTTAAGCATGATAGAACACAAATAACTTATCATCTTCTGCATTTGCGCTGACCGAGAAGTGAGAGAATAAGCGGTTATAGCCTCCTTTCTAAAAAAATCCTAAAGGGGTGATAGAGTGGCACATGACAAGAATTACTATGCATCAGAATTTCATAAATACTCTATCCACCGGACGGAAAAGGGTATTCGGATAGATATTAACTTCCAGCCATTGGGAGCGGCTCTTGACCGGGCACAGCTTGCGCTGGACAACCAAGTATGGCACGATATGCAACGGCATATGCCACGGAGAGACGGGGAGTTGATCCGTAGAACCAACGCTCTGAATGAAGTGTCTGCAGGATCGGGTGAAGTCCATGTGTATGATCCTACTCTGCCGTATGCGCATTATATGTACATGGGTGAAAAATATATAGATCCTGTGTGGCGGGTTGGTGGCTTTTACGGTATATTGCCGGATAAAGAGGGACAATGGTGGAGTCGCAGGGGTGTAAGTAAGATTCCGAGCGGAGAACCGCTGAAATATACTAACCCGGAAGCTGTCTCTCTGTGGGATGTGGAAGCTATTGAGAGATACGGTGATGACTGGGTGGAAGTAGTCAGACGGGTATTAGAGGGGAGTGACTTGAATAATTGATAACTCCTGAATATTTAAATGAGGTGATCCAAGGGGTAGAACTGGCGGTCAATCGTCTGAACAACCAGTTGCTGAAAGAGGTTGTAAAAAAGATTGTAGAAGCCTTTTACACTGGCAAAGACATATTGATGCCGTCTACCATACATAAATTGCATCAGATTGTGCAGAGCGGATACACATTTGACGAGATCCGCAAGACCATAGAGGATGCATTGCCGGACATATCCTCAGAAATCCATAAGGCATTTTTGGAATCTGCCAATACCATAGCAGCATATAACTATGAATTTTCCAAACTGATGATCCATGAGTACAATATAAACCGGGAGATGCCGGAATATACTTTCGAGAACATTCCGCGGTCTGCCAAGGATCTGAACATGACCCGGATGGAGATTATGAAATTGGAAAACGCATACAAGCGCACGAACGGCACTGTCAGAAATCTGACCAAGACCACTGCAATATCTGTGCAGAATGAATATATACAAGCTTGTGACGATGCTTTTATGAAAGCACAGGCGGGAGTTCCGGTACAGCAAGCTGTCAATGAGGTTGTGGAAAAGCTTGCTAAACAAGGAATCACGACAGTAGAATATCCCACCGGGCACACAGATAAGATTGATGTTGCTATTGCAAGGGCAGTCCGTACTGGAATCAACCAGGCAAACAGCGAGATCATCCTTACCCGCTGCGCAGAAATGGGAATCCAGTATGTCAAAGTCAGTCAGCACTTGGGAGCGAGAGTTACCAAGCATGATGACTACACAAACCATTCATGGTGGCAGGGAAAGATATATTCCCTTGACTGGACAAAGGATGTGCTCATTAAAAATATGGCATCTGTGCCTTTACAAGACAAAGAATTCGGTTATTTGCAGGAGTTGAAACAGAAAATAATGGTAGAAAAGAAATATAACTACCCTGACTTTGTGGAGACTTGCGGATACGGTCAGATTGAGGGAATCATCGGTATAAACTGCCGCCATACGTTCCAGATGTGGCTTCCGGGAATCAATATCAACCATGATGAGCCAATTGACCCGAAAGAGAATGAAGAGCGGTATAGGCATGAGCAGGAACAGCGGGCAATGGAGCGGAGCATCCGCAGAATGAAAGGTGAGTGGAAGGCTCTGCAGCAGATCCCACGGAACGAGGACACGGATGCAAAGATTGCGCTGTTGACAGAAAAAATCAAGAAAGCTGTCGAGAAGTATCAGGAGCATTGCAAAAAATACGGTCTGCCATATTATTCCGACAGACTGGGAATAGGGGTGATATGATGTACACATATTATAATCCGAATCCGAACGGAGCTACGGTCGGAGATTGTGTGATTCGTGCACTATGCAAGGCTTTTTGTATGGACTGGGACAAGTGCTTTTCGGAGCTGGTCGCATATGCCTACTGGCTGAAGGATATGCCCTCTGCCAACCGTGTATGGGGTAAACTGCTTGCAGACAAGGGATATCACCGTAAAATTTGCGATTGTGACTGCATGGTAGCGGAATTTGCCGAAGAGCACACGGACGGTATTTACATCCTTGCATTGCAAGGTCATGTCGTTTGCGTGATTGACGGTGTTTACTATGATTCGTGGGATTCCGGGCGGGAAGTACCACTGTATTACTGGCAGAAATAAAAGTACAAAAGGAGAATAATTATTATGGAGTTTTTGAACACATTTTTTTCGATTTGCGGCGGTGTCTCGATTGTAGGCGGTGCGGTTGCTATTGTTTGGAAAGCTATTAACCCAGCGGTAAAGTTAGGAAAGCGTGTTGAAGAGTTGGAGAAAAAATCTGATAATGATTATGAATCCATAGAAGCTATAAAAAATGCGCAGTCTCTTCTCTGCCAAGGAATGATAGCAATGATTGATGCGCAGTTGACCGGAAACAACGTAGAAAATCTAAAAACGACCAAGGACAATATGATTAAATATCTTGCGGATTCCAAGTAGTGGGGGATAAAAATTGAAAATCTGTGAATTTACAATGCCGGAGATCAGGTATCTACTGGCAGAATGTAATTTTACAGAGGATGAGCGCACACTGTTTGATATGCGGTGCGTAGATGTACCACTGGAAGAATGTGCAGAGCGCATGAATGTGTCTCTCAGCACTGCTAAACGATTAAATAAGCGCATAAAAAACAAAATAGATAAATTGTCCATGTGACACTTATTAGAGCCTTAAATGAGCCTTTTACGCACTCGTTAAGGCTCTTTCTTTATGCCAAAATTAGAGTATGAAAACAGATTATAGTAATCTCTATCTCTCGATAGATGACAGAGACATCATGGACGAACTAAATAAATTGGAGGAATCAAGCAATGCCGTACATGAATCCATATCAGCAATTTCAGACAGGCTATCAGCCACAGGGTTTACAAACTATGCAATCGCAAGGATTCTCACAATCTCCTACTGCTAACAGTGGGATAAACTGGGTATCCGGTGAAGTAGGGGCGAAGTCTTACCTTGTCGCACCGAATAGCACGGTCTTATTGATGGATAGTGACGCAACACGATTCTATCTAAAATCTGCGGACAACTCTGGAATGCCTAGCTTGCGCATATTTGAATATAAAGAAGTGTCGAACGCACCGCAGAACGCTCTACAATCCTCAAATACAGCAGAAATCAATCTTGACAGTAAATATGTCACGAGAGACGAATACGACGGCTTAAAAAGACAATACGAGGCTATCATTGATAGACTTAATGGAATGGCTGATTCCACAAACAAATCAAAATCAAGACGAGGGGGAACAGGAAATGAGCAGTCCGATATTTGACGCAATGGGAAACAGCAATAATATTCTCACAGCATACCAACAGTTCCGGCAGCAATTCCAAAATGTCAATCCAAAGGACGAGGTTATGCGGATGTTGCAGAACGGCAGAATTAATCAGCAACAGCTTAATCAGGTGCAACAAGTAGCACAGCAATATAAATCTATGTTAGGGCAATAAGTCGGGTCGACACGACTTTAGCAAATAAAAATAATCGAAGGAGATTATACTATGATGACGGACGGATTATCAGCAAGTGATGTTGCTCTTTTACAGGGCAACGGAAGAAACAACGACGGGTTCGGAGACGGTAATGGTTGGTGGATCATTCTTTTCTTCTTGTGTATGTTCGGATGGGGCGGATTCGGCGGTCGTGGATTCGGTGGCTACGGTGGTGGCTCCGGTTCTGCGGTAGACGGATATGTACTTACTTCCGACTTTGCGAACATTGAGAGAAAGATTGATAGTGTCAACACCGGGATGTGCGATGGCTTTTACACGCAGGCACAGCTTATCAATGGCGTGAACACCAACATCTTAACACAGGGAAATGCTACCAATGTGGCAATGATGCAGGGATTTAACGGTTTGCAGACTCAGATCGCAGATTGTTGCTGCCAGAGCCGCTATGATGCACTGCAGAACGCAAACACCACCAACAATGCGATTCAGAGTGGTTTCTGCCAGACGAACTATAATAACTCTAACAACACTAGAGATATTATCGAAAATCAGAACGCAGGAACCCGTGCAATCCTTGACGCTATCCAGGCTAACAAGGTGGAAGCACTCAATCAGCGCATTGCTGAACAGAATCAGCAGATCAATTCCTTACAGCTTGCGGCATCTCAGAGTGCACAGAACCAGTACCTTGTAAATCAGTTGAGACCCAGTCCTACACCGGCATACGTGGTACAGAACCCGTACTGTTGCTGTGGGCAGACCTATGCTGGGTATTATAACGGTACCACAATTGCATAGCGAGTAATCGGAGCGTAAGGCTTATTCGGGAATAGGGTGTGCCTGCGGGTGCGCCCTTTTTCTGACAGAAAGAGGTGAATATTATGTTCTTAGGAAGAGTAACGGGATGGACTTCTGTGGTTGGACAGTATATCCCATTCCAGACTGTAAAAAATACCAACAGTAAAATCACAAACAGCAACGGCCTTTTGTCTCTGCGGACTGGCGGTCTGTGGGACATTGATGCCGCGCTTACACTGTCCGGGGTTGCCGGTAATGTTGTCGTGTCAGTTCTGGCAGACGGTGTTGCTACTGGTACGACAGTAACAGCCACCACCACAGCTGCTGGATTTGTGACGGTGCCGATTGTAGATGCGATCAGAACCGTACTGGCGCAGTATCCTAATGTTGCGAATGTTGGTTTGCAGATTGATACTGCAGGTGTGACAGTAAGCGGCACTCTGCGTGTCGAGAATGTGAGGTGAGCATGATGAGACATGACAAGATGTTAGATGTAATTTGCGAGGAAATCGACAAGATTGCGGATAAGGGGTTGACCACTGGAAATCTTGATACCGCATTCAAGCTGATTGATATGTACAAGGATCTCAAGACTGTTGAGGGCATGGAAGAGTACGATGATGACCGATACAGCCAAGCAAGAGGACGGATGAGAGCCAAGAGAGACAGCATGGGAAGGTATTCTCGCAGATACGATGATGGCAACTCATATGATGACGGTGATTACTCTGAGAAAAGATACATGGACAGCAAGCGGATGTACCGAAATGACCATTCTATGGCTAGTAAGCAGAGTATGCTCGCAGATCTTGAGGACTTTATGGGAGACATGCATAACAAACTGAAGGAACTTAAGCGTGATGCTGACACACCGGAAGAGCGCGAGACCATCGACAAGTACATTAAGATGCTTGAGAGAATGTAAAATCAGAAGAGGGCAGGTAAAACTGCTCTCTTTTTATGTGAAATAACATGCGATATAAAAACACTAGATATTTAATATTTACATAAAATAACAAGTGTGATAAAATTAAATCGCAGGCATTCTTATATTCTTTCAGACCTCTCCTAAAGGCGAAAGCCCTGCGTGATAGTTTAATGGCAAAAACTGCACTATGGAAATGGTGTAATATCGGTTCGAATCCGGTTCACGCGGTTTGGTCGGCAGACCTAAAATGACAAGCATACACAACAACATGGTCGATGGTTACAGACCTAAAACAACCTAATATGGAGGATTGTATGAAAACAGAGGAATTAAAAGCACAGGGATTAACTCAGGAGCAGATTAATTTTGTCATGGCTGAGAATGGCAAGGATATCGACAAAATTCAGAAGAAATTGGACGATATGACCGCGGAGCGTGACAAAGAAAAAGGCAGGGCAGATACCGCGGAAGAGACCTTAAAAGGCTTTGACGGGGTTGATGTTGAAAAGCTGAACAAGTCCATTGCAGACTGGAAGAAAAAAGCAGAAGATGCAGAGAAAGATTATAAGCAGAAGATTGCCGACAGAGATTTCGATGATCTGCTGAAGGAAGCTATCAAATCTGCCAACGGTCTGAATGAAAAAGCCATCATGGGATGCCTTGACATTCCCACTCTGAAAGCATCCAAGAATCAGAAATCTGATATTGAAAGTGCTATTAAGGCTCTGTCAGAAGCCGAAGACAGCAAGATGCTGTTCAAGGCAGAGAATAGTGTTACTCCCCATTTTACAAGCGTAAATAAGGGTGGTAACAATGGTGGCGGTATCAAGTCCAAAGAAGATATCTATGCCACAGATCCTAAGACTGGAAAATTTATTTACGGTACAGCGGAAAGACAGAAATTAATTGCTGAAAACCCGCAGCTTTTCCAGTAAATCAATAACCGGTTCGCAATTTGAGCGGATCGCTAACCAACAAAAACTATTGGAGGTATTTTTATGGCAAACATTACGACAGCCGCAGAAGAAAACCTGATTAAAAGCGAAAACCTTGTCACTGTTCGTCAGATTGATTTTGTTTCTCGTTTTGGCTATTCCATCAAAAAGCTGATGGAGCTGCTGGGAATTATGAGACTGATTCCTAAGCAGGCAGGAACAATGCTTAAGAGACATACTGTAACTGGTACCCTGCAGGACGGTACTGTTCCTGAGGGTGAAATCATTCCTCTGTCTAAGTATAGCACGGTTGATACCCCTATTGGGGAGATTGTTCTTGGAAAATGGAGAAAAGCCACTACCGCAGAAGCTATTTTGGATAAGGGGTATGAGCAGGCACACAATGAGACGACAGAAAAGATGCTCCAGGACATTCAGTCCGGCATCAGAAAAAATATTATTACATCCCTTACTATTGTTGGACAGCCCACTGCTACTGGTGTGGGAGCGCAGGCAGCTTTTGCTGATGCGTGGGGCAAACTTCAGAACATTTACGAAAATGACAATGTAGAAACTGTATTTTTCGTAAATGCGGAAGATGTCGCTGATTACCTTGGCAAGGCAAATATTACTGTACAGACTGCTTTTGGTTTCAATTATGTCGAGAACTTCCTGGGTCTTGGAACCGTGATCATGAATAGCAGTATTACCAAGAACACCTTTTTTGCCACTGCAAAAGAGAACATCGTAGGTTACTATGTTCCTGCCAACGAAAGTGATCTTGCAAAGGCATTCGCTTTCTACTCTGACGAGACTGGATTTATTGCGGTCCATGAATACGCAGATTACGACAGGCTGACCGCTGATGACACTGTTTTATCCGGAATTAATATTTTCGCAGATAATGACAAGGGTGTCATTAAGGGAACCATTACTCAGGCGGCAGCGGCAAGCCTGGGGGAATAACAGGCTATAGCTTAAGCAGATACACAGCCGAAGATCTGAATGGCATGACGGTTGCTGAAATCAGATTTTTGGCTGATGAGTTGGGCTATAGCATAACCAAGACGAAGAAGGCAGACATTATTGACGAGTTTTTAGCAAAACAGGGGTAAATCAGTATGTATGTAGACTATGAGTTTTACAAAACTTTATACGGGACTACTGTTGATGAGACGGTTTTTAATCGGCTCATTTGGAACGCTGAAAAGCTTGTCAAGAATGCTGTGACGGGTGTTGATGGTAGATGCAAGCTGGATTTTGCATTCCCGGATGTGGCATACGATGCCGAAGCAGTAAAACGCTGTGAATGTGCTTTGGTGGACATCATGGCAAAGATTGAAAAGGCAGAAACAGAAGCAGAGGGCAATAAGACAGTGAAATCCGTATCGGCCGGAAACGAAAGTATCTCTTATGATACTGGTAGTGGCCTGATAGGCAAGGTCTTGTCAGACAAATCTGCACAATCAAGACTATACGCGGATACCATCAACGAATACCTGAGAGGTACAAAAGACAAAAACGGAGTAAATCTTCTGTTTGGTGGAGCATATCCTTATTATGTGGAGGTGTAACATGGAAATTGCAATTACAAGTATTGCACAGTTATTAACCATTATCGGAATATTGGCATTCCTTGTGTCCTTAATTACCCAGGTATTCAAGGGTGTAAGTTTTCTTTCCAAGATTCCGACAGACATTCTCGTGTTTGTCCTTTCCATCGGACTGACTGTGGTTGTATTCATTGCATATATGCAGTACATCCAACAGGCTATCTTATGGTACATGATCCTTGCAGCTATCGTTGCCGGATTTATCGTAGCATTTGTGGCTATGTACGGTTGGGAGAAATTCTCGGAACTGTGGAAAAGATTTAATAAAGAAGAGTAAAGAGGTAGGGTGCTATGTATTCCGATACAGTAACGATTTTCAACCGATATGAGAGCCGTTTGGGGGATATGTGGTACCCTACTGTTTTGCATGATGTAAATGTCATGGCGGACCGTTCTGCTATCGTCCAGAAGTACGGGGAAGAGTCCAAGGACAATGTGGTTCTGAATGTTCGGTACGATGCAGGAGATATGATTGCCGGAAAAAGCTATCTTACTCCAAAGGCATGGGACAGACAGACAAATGATCTTCTGCCACAGACAATCACATTCACACCGGGTGAGAAATTCGATTTTTTTTATGTGGGGGAATGGACGGAAGATCCCATTGCGGATGATGACTATGAGAACGGATTTTACGATTACATGAACAGCACCTATGACGGTGTGTATGCCGTAACTTCCGTGTCAAAACTGGGAGTTATACCGCATTTTGAGATCACTGGAAAGTAGGTGGATCATGGAAGAGAAAAAAGAAGAAATAAGATATGATCTTGACGGACAAGAAGTAGTCACAACCGCTCTGATGGACCTTATCAACCAGTATCCTGGACTGTCTCCGGGAGATTCCATCGAATACGCTACACTGGGGGATTCCAAAGGGAAAGCAGTGTTCCCGTCAACAGGAAGTGCAATTCGACAGGAAAAGACGGATGTGACTGGCCATGTGGAGCAGACCTGCGATTACCCGTTTATCGTGGTTTACCGGGCAAGCGGACTATCGGAGAGCCGAAAAGCAAAGGTCAAGGAGTGGCTTGATAATCTTGGTAGATGGTTGGAACGGCAGACCATAACGGTAAATGATGCAGAGTATCGGTTGGAAGAGTATCCGATTCTTACGGGGGATAGGGAGTTCAAGCAGATACAGAGAGTAAGTCCTTCATACCTTGATTCTATTAACGAGGACAAGGCAGAGAACTGGATCATTAACATCACAGCAACTTATAAAAATGAATTTGACTTGTAGAAGTCGATCGGGCGGCAATATGGAAGCCGCTCGCTAACCTAATCACTCAAACAGTTATAGGTAGGAGGTTATTTTTTATGTCTAAATTAAAGCGAGAAGCACACGCACTGTACATGAAGCCGGCAAGCGGTACTCTTTCACCGACATATTACTTACTGGGAAAAGGTATTGATGACATGAGTGTCGAAATGAATGGCTCTTTTGAGCAGACCCGTGATGTCACCGGTGATGTTTCTGTTAGCGATACGGGGTATTCTCCCCAGGTCAGTGTCGAACCGTATCACGCGGATCCGACAGATTCCATTTACGAATTTTTGAAAGATATTGCCATGAACCGCAAGTCTGGTGATGACTGCAAGGTGAAAATACTTGAAGTACTGATTGACAAGACTGATGCCGGAAACAAGTACGATGCATGGGAAGAGGATGGCAAGGTGGAGATCACTTCTTATGGCGGTGATACTTCTGGGCTTGGTATCAACTTTAATCTTTGGTATGACGGAAACCGCACCAAAGGAACCGCAACCATTGCTGCTAAAGTGCCTACATTCACAGCTGGCGACACAGAATAAGAAAGGGAGGATAAAAGAATATGGGAAAAATCGTAGTTGATAGAGGACTTGAACAGTACACCATTGAAGACAAGAACGGAACCGTGCTCGGTAAGTTTGAAATGAATCCTGCGGATGTGGAACTGGTCAAGCGGTATGAGCACGTAGCTGAAGCAGTGAGCCATATCGCAGACAATGTGGATGAGCGCAAGGATATTGTGGACATTGTGAAAGAAATGGAAGAAGAACTGGATAAGCAGATTGACTATCTGTTCAATTCCAACGTATCGCAGAGTTTCTTCTCCATCACATCCCCGTTTACTGTTTTGGCTACCGGTGAGTTTTTCGTGGAGAATGTGCTCAATGCTATCGGCAAGCTGATTGAAGCAGAGACCGGCAAGCGGTTTGAAAAGGTACAGACCAAAATCAACCAGTATACCAGTAAGTACCATAAGTGAGGTTTGGAATGAATCTATGGGAATTGCCTACATCCGTGACAGCAAACGGACATGAATATCCTATCAGGACAGATTATAGGGCGGTGTTGGATGTGCTGACCGCCCTTTCTGACAAGGATATGACCGGGGATACACCGGCAGAGACAAATTACATCCAAAGTGAGATCATCCGACAGATCATGTTTGAGGATCCCGACAGCATACCTGATGAAGATTTGGAAGATGCATTCAAAGGTGTGGCGGAATTTATCGACATGGGTATCGAAAAAACGGACAAACCGAGTCCGCGGGTTATGGACTGGGAGCAGGATGCAACACTGATCATCCCGGCAGTAAACCGTGTGGTTGGTAGAGAAATCCGCGCGGACAAATATATGCACTGGTGGACATTTCTGTCAGCGTACATGGAGATAGGCGAGTGTACTTTTACTCATATCCTATCCATACGACAGAAAAGAGCCACCGGGAAGAAATTGGAAAAGTGGGAGCAGGATTACATCCGGGATAATAAGGATGTGGTGCTGCTTAAGAATAAATTGACAGAGCAGGAGAAGCGGGAGCGTGAGGAAGATGAAAAAGCCCTCAAGGAACTGCTAGGATAGGCGGTGCGTGTGGCAAATAATGCTGTTGTAATTGATACTGAAATTAGAATAGACCAAGCTAAAAAGGAAATTTCTAATTTAGAGTCCTATATAAAAAATTTGGAAGCAACAAAAGAAAGAATGGATAGAATTTTTTCCACATCTAAAGAAATTGGAATTGCTCCAAGTCAAGATGATTTGAAGTATTACGATACACTTGTTTCTGAAATAGATAGGGCAAAAAATAACATATCTGGACTTAATGCAGAAATACAGTCTTTGGAAAATTCTAAAAACGGAATGGAAGATAAGGCAAATAGTATTAAGAATATCAGAGACGCTTCTGAAAAAGCATCTAAATCTATCAGAAAAATGGGAGATTCTGCTAAAAAAAGCAGTGGAGGTTTCAAAGTTGGTTTAAAAACCATGCTTAAATATGTTTTTGGAGTTCAAAGTCTGATAGCACTTATCAATAAGTTGCGCTCTGCGATGGTTGAGGGCTTAAAGAACCTTGCTCAATTCAATGATGGTGTAAATCCTACCAACACGGCATTGAGCAACCTTAAATCGGCTCTCACGCAGTTAAAGAATAGCTTCGCTGTGGCATTTGCACCGATTCTGACGGTAATAGAACCGATTTTGACAAGGCTTATCAGCTTGTTGAGCACTGCCATGAATTATGTCGGGCAGTTTTTTGCGGCACTGACCGGAGCAAGTACCTTCACAAAGGCTATCAAGGTGCAAGAGAACTATGCAAAGAGCCTTAACGGGACCGCGGCGGCGGCAAAGAAAGCAAAAGGATCATTAGCAAGTATTGATGAACTGAATAACCAGTCCAAGCAGGACAACAGCGGTGCAGGCGGTACGGTGTCTCCCAACGATATGTTTGAGGTTGCACCGATTGAGAGTAAGATTGCGGGATTGGCAAGCAAACTGAAATCCATCCTTGATCCGATAAAAGAAAGTCTGCAGAACTGGTTCAAGAATATTGATTTCCAACCGCTGATTGACAGCTTTGAGAAATTGAAAACAGCAATCGAGCCATTAACGGATAATATCGGAAAAGGCCTTTTGTGGCTACTTGAGAACGTTTTAGAGCCGCTCGGTAGTTTCGTAATTGAAGATGCACTACCGGCATTTTTTAATCTGTTGGCCAGTGCAGTAGAAGCTTGTAATAAGGCATTTGAAGTGATTTCCCCGTATCTGAATGAGATATGGAACGAAGTGTTTGCCCCGTTTGCAGCATTCCTCGGAGAGACCTTTGTTGGAATATTGAACGATGTGTCTCAGTTTTTCTCCGACATGGGAGATATGTTCGTTGAGAAATCGGAAGAAATCGGAACTATATTTGAGTTTCTGAAAACCGTATTGGACCTTGTATCGATAAAATGGAAGGTATGCATCCAGGCTATGTCTGGACAGTTAAAGCCTTTTCTTACAATGGTTAAAAACATTATATCTCATGTAATTGATATTTTAAGCGGTTTGATCAAGTTTATCACTGGAGTATTTACCGGAAATTGGAAGCAGGCATGGGAAGGTGTGAAAGATGTCCTTAAGGGCATTCTTAATGTCATCATTGATATAGTTGAGGGAAGCATTAACAGAATCATCGGTGCGCTGAATGCAATTAGTTTTGACATCCCCGATATAGTGCCCGGCATTGGTGGAAAGCATATCGGATTTAACATCACACCAGTATCACTGCCCCGTCTTGCAACCGGTACGGTTGTTCCCAGGCAGTCAAGAGAGTTTGCAGCTATACTGGGTGACAACAACAGAGAGACCGAAGTGGTGTCTCCTCTGTCAACCATGAAACAAGCTATGGTTGAAGCATTGCAAGAGAGTGGATATTACCGGCAAGGCGAGAGCGGAGATATTGTTATAAACATTGACGGTTGGGAAGTGTTCCGCGTTGTAAAGAAGCAGAACGACAGCTATATTCAACGCACCGGAAGAAGTGCATTTCAGTATTAAGGAGGTGTATGTAAGTTATGTATTCCGGTTTTTTATTAAAAATAGGCAATGAAATATTCAATATGAAGTATATAAAAGAAAAAACATACAAGGGATATGTTTCTGTTCAGGACCTTGACTCATATCGAGATGCAAATGGTTTATTGCATAGGGAAGCTCTTTCCCATGTACCTATCAAGTGCGAGTTTGAAACTATCCCGTTAAATAATGAACAATATGAACAAATCATGGATATGATCCGTAGAAACTATATCAATGAATTGGAAAGAAAAGTTACAATTACCGCTTTTATATTGGAATATAACGGATATGTAACGCAGGATGCGTATATGGCAGAACCGCAACCTCAGATACAAACTATAAAAGATAACAAAATACAATATGCACCATTAAGAATTGCATTTATAGGATATTGATATGATTAATTACGAATATGAATCATTATTTCTTAAAAATTCCATAAAGAGAGAAATGTATATTGAATTCAATGGCGGTACACTCGACAATACAGATTTGCACTGCGAGGAATGGTCTTTGAAAGAGGGACTTTGTTCGGAAAACGAATTACGTTTTGGATGTTGTGAAGCATCTGAACTGAAATTTCGTGTAACAAATTCCGTCAGCAGTTTAAAAAACAAAAAACTTAGTGTTTTTTCTATTTTGGGAGGACATTCTGAAAAACCATTCCAATATGGTTATTATAATGTAATATCTGATGAAAAATCTGGAGATAGAAAATATAGAGACATCACAGCTTATGACAAAATGTACGACGTTGCAAATTCCGACGTATCTGCATGGTACAACAGCTTAACGTTTCCTTTATCGTTATTAAATTTCCGAAACAGTTTTTGCGAATATTTAGGTATTGATTCTGAGACAATTAGTCTTGTAAACGATTCAATGCTAGTTGAAAAAACTATAAAGCCAAGTGAATTGTCAGGTAAAAAAGTATTAGAAGCAATTTGTGAAATAAACGGATGTTTTGGACATTTTGGTAGAAATGGAAAACTTCAGTACATAATTTTGCAGATGATGAGCCAGGGATTGTATCCCAAAAAAGGGTTATATCCTCAAAAAGGTTTATATCCTCAGTCTAACACAAATGTCACAAAAGTTCCGGGCAACAGTTACATATCTTGCCAATACGAAGATTATATATGCAAAAAAATTGATAAATTACAAATTCGACAGACTGAAAGTGATATTGGTGCAATATCCGGTACTGGAAATAACTGCTATATTATTGAAAACAATTTTTTGGTATATGGAAAATCTGCAAAAGAGTTGCAGATCATAGCAGACAATGTCCTTAGTATTATTTACGGAATATGGTACAGACCGGCAAAAATTACAGCGCAAGGAAACCCTTGTATAGAAGTCGGTGACGGAATCAGAGTAAATACAAAAACAGATTTAGTTTACACGTATGTAATGCAAAGAACCTTAAATGGTATTCAGAAATTGCAAGACAGTTATTTTAGCGAAGGTAAAGAATACCGTACCAAAAAGGTAAATGGTTATGAATATGATATTAAGCAATTACTTGGAAAGACAAATGAGTTAGAACGTACTGTTGAGGAAACTCGGTCTGAAATCAAGGATGTAGAGAATGGCCTGGATACGAAGATTACACAGACAGCAGGAAAGATTGAACTTGAAGCAAAAAGGGCTACAGATGCAGAAGTAGAATTAGCAGCGGCAATATCTTTGCAGTCAGATCAAATTAAACTGAAAGTCTCCAAAGGCGATGTCAGTTCGCAGTTGAGCGTTGAGAGTGGACAGGTAAGTATTTCTGGAAACCGTTTTGTATTGGAAGCAGATAACTGTAGCATATCAGCAGATGGAACTATAACAGCTAAAAATGCAGTAATGACTGGTAGTTTTAAGTCTATAGGAGAAGACGGGAGTTACACAGAAGTATCATCAGGTGAAATTAAATTTTATAACGAACTATTGCAAAGCACAGGATCTATAAAAGGATTGGGACAATATCTTACTATTGATGCTTCAATGGTAAGTGTAAGCGGAATTTTAGTGGTAGGAAATGGAGCAACATATGATTCACAATATGTAAAAAACATATCAACAACTTCTCAAATATTGGGCAGTAAGACAGTACTGACAAGTGCCACATTAAGTGTCACAAAAAATTATATAAATGGAACCGTATCAGATGTATCTTTGGTAACACAAACAGCCAATGTTGCTGATTATCCTGGACATAATGTTAATTTTATTACAGGAGTTTCATCACTTGGAGGTTTGCTCACTGCAACATCTGGAATTGTCACACTTATGACGTAGGAGATTTATTATGGTAAAAAAAATATTTATTCTTCAAACGATTATTGGAAAAACAATGAAAGAAGTAATGGAAGAAAGGCAAGAAATTCAGCAATATATAGCTTTTACCATTGGAATTTTCACGTTTACGGAAATCAATGCAACATTGTTTAGCACGGAAGATGGCGATGGTTTTGAAGAGTTTATGAAGCAACTTATTGACATGTCGGATACAGTGGTTGCACAGAGCGGATATGAGGTATCTGAACTGTGCAAAAATCTGTATGCGTATGCAGAAGAGCAAGGAAAAGAAATCTATGTAAGGGAGAATTGATATGGCAGCAAATTTTGAGATTAAGAAATTAAAAAGCAACCTTGTGACAGTATTAAATCAAACACCGTTGCCTATCGAGGTGAAAAGGCTTGTACTGTATGAAGTATATTCGGAGACTAAACAGTTATCAGATATGCAGATTATGAAAGAGGAAAACGAGGTAACTACAGATGGCAATGAATAAGGTTTATACCAGAATTAACTGGGAAGATTACCCCAGTGAAAACACGGATTTAGATGCATACAATCTTAATCAGATGGATTCTGCTATTGATGCGTTAGACAACCGTATCGTATCACAGGATGCCTTAAAAGTAGACAAGTCTGCAATAAACGGAAACATTGCTGATTGGACTATGGATGAAACAACCGGTGTTATTACTATTACAAAATACAACGGTGAAAAAGTAATTTTTGACCTTAATATTGAAAAAATACCTGTCGAATTTTTTATGTCTGATGATGGAATCATTACCATGACTACAGAAGATGGAACACAGTTTACAGCTGATATTGGTTCTATGATTCCGGTGTTGACATTTGAAGATTCTGCAACCATAGCTGTATCCGTGACTGGTACTGGAAAGAATAAGACTTATTCTTTTTCAATCAAAACAGGATCAGTAACAGATGCTATGCTACAGCCTAATTATTTAGCAGATATTAGAGTAGAATCCGCAAATGCATCTGCTTATGCGCAATCCGCAAATGCAAAATCTGTATTGGCTGAATCTTATGCCATAGGTGGAACCGGAACAAGAGAAGGAGAAGATACTGATAACGCAAAGTATTATATGGAGCAGGCAAAACAGCAAACAGGAGGTATACCTACAAAGGTTAGTGAATTAGAGAATGACGCTGGATATATTAAAAAAGATGTTGATAATCTTGTGAATTACTACGACAAGACCACTACCGACCAAAAATTAGCCAACATTGACTTGACTGATTATCTCAAAAAGACAGGTGATGCTTCCAACACAACCGTAGCATTCACTGAGCCAGCCGACCTTGCACAGCCGACCACAGGCGAAAAACTCAGCGGAATTATCGGCAAGGTTAGCCTTGCGATAAAGAACATCAAAACATTAATTTCTCTAATAGGAAATACTGATATTTCATCAATCGGAAACGGCACTGTTACGGGGGCAATTAGTGATGTAAATGGCAAGTTAATGACTCCAGATTATAAATCAGCTGTAAATATACAGAGTAATTACCTGTGCCAGACAAATGGTTATGTAATAGGCACTATACAGGGTGCAATAAATGGGTGGGCATCTGTTCGATCAGGCAAACAACCCAATTATTTTCTGGCATTGTGTACAACGGCAGATACGCCTACAGCTGTATGTATACCATTTTCCGCAGGTGATAGTGTAATATTTGGTACAACTGGAACATATAATCTCGCATTTGCATCCATTAATCTGTAATGAATGCACCACTAAAAATACACATTTTAGTATTGTTTTGCGTGATTTCTTGTCTTATGTTTCCACCTAGGTCGATTGTGATTGATCCAGAAATCCAAGATGATCCATCGTACACTTGACCAAAAATGGATATCCACGTAGTAGATGGTATATAACCTTCTGGCAGAGTACATATAACAGTACCATATGGTATATCGCAATCTGTTAGCCTAAAAGATATAGTTACTACTTTCCCATATTTTCGCAACTGAGAATATGTCAATGACCCATTAATTGGATTTAACCGTGCGCTAGCATCTTGTACTGCTAACTTGCCATTTACAGAAGTAGTCATAGCACATGGGCGGAGATTAAAAACATAACAATGATTAAAAAATATAAAAAGGAAAATAAAATGAAAACAGGAAACGAATTAGTTGCATACGCAAAAAAACGTCTTGGCACTCCATATTTTTACGGATCCAAGATTCCCGAGGGTGCTCTGACCGAAAACAAAATGAGCACTATGCACAGAATGTATCCCAAGGTCGTGACCACCTACTATATGGCAAAGGCACGGCGAAAGGGACAGGTCGGCAAGGTCAATGTGGACTGCTCAGGACTGATTGCCGGTTACCGGCAGCTTAACATCGGCTCCTACCAACTCTATCAGACCGCATACAACCGTATGCCGATTGCAAAGATTAATGACTTTGCTCTCGGAACTGTCCTGTGGAAGTCTGGCCATGTGGGTGTCTATATCGGCAAGGTAAATGGTGTCCCTATGTGCATCGAAGCCAAGGGCATCAATTACGGCACGGTGCTGACCAAAGTATCCTCTACCAAGTGGGTGTACGGTCTTACCTTCAAGGACATGACATATACCTATGAGACCAAGGTGCCCGGCACATGGAAGGAGACGAACCCTTACACAAATCCTACCATGACGGTAACCAGTAAGGCACAGGCAAGGAAGAAGAATATCAAGGTATTCATTTCCGCGGGTGAGGGTGTCAAGTGGATTCAGTGGGAACTGATGGAAGCTGGTCTGCTGACAGAAGCTGACATTGACGGTATCTGCGGTTCCAAGACCGTAGCAGCAATCATTACATATCAGAAGTCCTGCAAGATCACAGCCGACGGACTGGCGGGCAAGACCACAAGAAAGTACCTGGCAGCATAGTTTTAATCCCCCATCGGAGCATATCCGGCGGGGGATTTATGTACTGCCTTAACTGTTGCTTGCTCAAGCAACCATCATATAAGGTAACCAAAAGCGTTATAAAAAAATAACATCAATTACATTCATGTTATCGTCAACGATTATCTGCCGGATTACATCCCGCCAAAAGAATTTTTGGTGCAGTTTGTCGAGATCTTTGTACATTTCTTTCCAGTCGGACACAAACACCTCTTGCAAGTGTTTAACGCTGTCGTGAGACTGCCTAGAAGCTTCATACTGCCCTATTAAATCATTTAGCCTTAAATACTCCGTGTCGTAGTATTCTTCGCTTATTCTGCCTTTTAAGAACATTGTGTTAAGCCTGTCCAACTCTGCTCGGTATTTTGATACATTGTTGGTTGAGTGCTTTTTCTCTGATTTCTGATCTGACATAGCCGCTTCACGTTCTGCCAAAAAGGTATCGACCCGGTTCAGTAGCATCTCCTCGATAAGATTCTCGGATTTCACCTTGGCAAATCCGCACATTTTGGTGGAGTGATATTCGCAGTGGTAGTACCGATACACATTACCGCTTCGGTGGCTTTTTTGACAGGACCGCATCAGCCGATTACACTCCGGGCATCGGATCATCCCGGAAAATAATACCTCGGTCCGCTTGTTTCCTGCGGTGCGTATTACTGGTCTCTTTTGTTGGAGATCCTGCCAGTCCTCTTTAGATATATATGGCTCGCAGAAATTATCATTATCCTTGTAAGATCCATAATAAAAAGGGCTGCGGATTATGCGCTTGATAGCCTGAATCTCAAATTTTGTACCGTACTGTTGGTTGATATGCCTGGCAGTGGCAGAGTAGTTTCGAAATTTGCGATAGTATTCAAACAGATCCGCAACAGCATCTTCCCATTGTTCTTCCTTTACCAACCTGCGCACTCCATTCACGACAGCGTTGTGGTATCCAAACGGTGTAGAGTGATCCGGTAGTATAGACTTTCCGATGGATGCTGCATACCGGATGGTATCTTTTCTTCTCTCAGAGTTTAATGCCCATTCCAACTCTGCCATTGATGCCTGCATATACATGAAGTTCTTTCCGTAGGGTGTAGTGGTGTCGATCTGCTGACTGACTGAGACAAGGTTGCAACCGTTGATTTCCATATCGTGATATAAATTGCAGAAATCTCGGGTATTACGTGCGATACGGTCATACCGCTGAATGACAACAAGTTGGATTTTTCTATCAGACACATCCCGCATCATTCGCTGAAAGTCTTTTCTCTTTTTGGTGGAGTGTCCGGTGATCCCGTAGTCTCCATCATAAACCGTGGCAGTGTAATTCCCGGAGCCGTACTTGTCATCCAAGTACCGGCGGCACATATCAATTTGCACATCCATGCTGTCGGAGTTGTCCACGGCTTTGGATTTACGTGGGTAGATTGCGCAGTTAATCATTGCTGTTCCTTTCTGATAGAAAAAGCCACTATAAAAGTGGCTTAATCTTTAGTCTACGAATTCAATTATATCAGCGGAATATCCCATAACTTCTCCGACATCTTTAATTTTTACTCGGATAGTGTAATGTTCATCTTTTTTCATGTCCATGACTTTCTGTTTTTGCTCATCTGATTTTACATAACACTGCACCCCATAGACATCTAAATCATCGTCATTTGATAGATTGATATACTTTCCACTTGCATCAATATTTGAAAGTCTGCCAGTAATTTCTAAATATTTTCCTTTGTAAGAATCGGTTGCTTTCAAAGCATTGTCTTTCAAATCGTTGTCAAGTTGTTCCACTGTAATTGCGGTATATTCAATTACTTCTTCTTGTTGCACAGTAGTTTCTTTCGTGGATGTAGATGTGCTCTGCTTTTGTGTGGTGGTAGAACTCGATGAACTGTCAGAGGAATCATCTGATAAAGAGCCAACAATTCCAATCGCAAAAAACACGGCAAGACAAATCAAAACTACTTTAAGCGTACTTGATTGTTTCCTCTTGCATACTGGACAAACCGTAGCTTTCTTCGGAATGTCTGATTGACAGTATTTACATTTCTTTGTTTCTTCCATAATAGTTTTTCTCCTTTTTACATTTTATCTGAATAGGCTAATATTCGCCTAATCATTTCTTTTTGGGTATCATCTGCTTTGCGGTATTTCATTAGCAAATCTTGCTCTTCTTCGGATAGAGAAATAGTGTAATCTATCGTCTGCTCAAGAGGATTCCATTGAACATCCTCATTTCTCATAAGAAATTCAAGGCTTACATTAAAAAAATCCGCAATCAATTTTAATTTGTCTGGCTTAGGAGTATATTTCCCCTGCTTCCAACTGGTTAATGTAGCAGTAGATACTCCGGTTTCTTTGGAAACTTTGTTAGGTTTTATGTTTCTTTGTTTGCATAACTCTTCAAAATTTTGATAGTACATAATTTCTCCTTTGTATGCTAAGAAAACTTAGGTTTTCTTATTGACATACTAAGAAAACTATGCTACTATGTAAAAGTACTAAGAAAACTTAGTACAAAATAAAAGATAGCTTAGTTTCTTATGTTTCTTTGTTTGGCAACTTTGATTATATAAGAAAACTAAGTTATCGTCAATACTTATTTGAAAGGAGTGACGATATTTTTATGCAAAAAATTGAGAAAAAGAATACTTCTTATGCGTATAAGCAGTATTTGAAACTCAAGAATAAGCACAAAAAGACAGACTATCAGGTTTCAAAGGATAGTGATGGTGCTATATCTACCGCAGTACTCAGCCAGTGGGGAAAAGGAAATTATGATTTGAAGTTGGATAAACTTACGGCACTGGCAAAAGTATTTGATGTTTCCGTTTCTGAATTTATCAAGGAGAAGTAAAGATGAAAGGCCTTGTAATTGACCGAGAGGAGGATGTGGATGCCTGCAATGACTGAAGAACAAGCTGACAGAGCAATGCGCATTCTGGCAGAGTTATATGCCGACCAGATTGGCATGAAGAACCCGAAGATTACAATCACGAGAAAAGGAGAGAAGAAAGAATGAAAAAGCAGATTATACCTATCGAGAGAGCAAGCGAGAGCACCATCAATGCGCTGATTGAATCAGGAGTACTGGTAGTGACCGAGGACGGTCTGAAATGTGCGGAGGTGGACTGATGGCTGAGATTATTAAAAGCTATAAAGGATTTAACAAGGACATGACTTGCCGTGGATTCCAGTACGAAGAAGGCAAGGAGTACGAAGAGGAGACAGCAGATGCTTGTCATAGTGGATTCCACGCTTGCGAACATCCACTGGATTGTCTTAATTATTATTCTCCAAATGAAGCTGTTTACCATGAGGTGGAGCAGAGCGGTGAATTTGACAGAGGTGAAGATGATTCCAAGGTTGCATCCACAAAAATAAAGATTGGTGCAAGATTGGATATTTCCGGTCTGGTAAAGGCAGCAATTGATTTTACCATGAGTAGAGTTAAAAAAGAAGCAAAAAGTGATGAAGACTACGGTGCATCCTCTGCCACAGGTAACTGCGGTGCATCCTCTGCCACAGGTTACTGCGGTGCATCCTCTGCCACAGGTAACTGCGGTGCATCCTCTGCCACAGGTGACTGCGGTGCATCCTCTGCCACAGGTAACTGCGGTGCATCCTCTGCCACAGGTGACTACGGTGCACCCTCTGCCACAGGTAACTG